TCATTAACCAAGTCAAATATAGCAGATCCTAAAATATCCCCAACACCTGTAAACTGCTTACCAAGCAGGATGAAGACTTTCGAGCTTACGTTTATTAAGTTAGCTATTAAGGCCGTTGCTGTTATTATTTCTTCGCTAAATTCAGCTGATACTTTAGCGCCTGCGTTAGTTGCCGAGGCTCCAAGCCCATTAAATGCCAAACCAACATTTGTAAGCTTCTTTAAATCTAATTCAGTTAATGTCCGCTCTATATTGAAAAACTCATCGGACAGAAAGCGCATCGCTGAACCGTTTTCTCTTAGTAGTGGAAGCAAGTCTGTTGTACCGCTAGATATACCTTCTAAAGCGAATGACATTTGCTGTCCTGTAGCTCCTCCACGCTCCATCTGATTGACCATTGATTGAAGTATCTCACCTGATGATATTCCTTCAAAGCTCTTTGCCATATTACTTGCTTGGTCTGCTGTCATGCCCATAACATCAGCAAAGTCTTGGAACGGACCTGTTGAAGCTGTCAAGAACTCGCCTATCCTCTCTTGCGTATCCTTTCCTATATCGCCGAGCTTTTCTAGTGATATGCCCACTGTATTTGCTGCATAAGCTTGAGCTTGCATGTTTTCAACGGTTTCGTTGCTTCTCTGTGATGCTAGAAGTAATTCTTTAGCGTATATAGCTGACTGCCTAGCGACTGCGCCAAAAGCAACGGCAAGAGCGCCAGCCGCAGCAACGCCAGCCTTTCCCATGCTTGATAATGAGCTTTCGGTCTTTTTAGTTTGACCCTCTACGCCATCAAGGCCAGCTTCAACCTTTCTCAGTTTCGCGTCAAGCTTTGCTGTTTTAGCATCAAGCTCTATTATTAATTGTTCTGTAGACATTTACCGACAGCCCCGTTAGCTTTTCTCTGGTGGTACAAAGCAAGTGTAAAATCAGCCCTGCTAGGCTCTATATCCAATAACAAAGAGGTTTCCAAAAAATCCATATTCCAAGCTTCAGAAGGGCTAACACCTTTTTCTATTAATGCCTTCCAAAAAGCGTAAAAATCAAAATCCTCAACCTCTCCTTTCTTCAGCCTAGCCCTACCAATTAAGGGCATAAATCCTTTTTTGCTTGCTTTGCTTCCTTCTCGTAAAGCTCATCAATTTGGTGTGTTATCTCATATAGTATTAATGTGTATGGGTTGGCATATTCGCTATCAATCTCTGCCTGCCTCCAGCCTACGCGCTCAACTCCGTCTGTTATCTCATCGAGTGTTAAGCTAGAGTTGCATTGCTTGGCTATAGTCCACAACAAGAAGGCGCCGTCTATGTCGTCTACATGCTCACTAATTGCTTGTAATAACTCCATGATTGGTGAGCCTTGATGCTTAACTACTATATTATAGACACCCAACAACACAGGCCACAATCCTCGACCTGTTTCGCGCTTGAACTCACGTTTAGCAGACCATGTTAATTTATAATCATAGTCTTTGTAGCATAGACTGAACTTCATATTATGCTGGTGGTGTGTAAGTGTAAGCGCCTGACGTGCTGATAGTCAGTGACATCTGAGGAATACCGTTTAATGGTGCTGAATCGCTACGGCCAGATATAGACCATGTGTCGCACTGCCAAGACTCGCCACCGGTTCCAGTTTCAACAACACCCGCAATTTGCGTGCCGTTTTCAATAGCGTTTTTAAGCGTTAGTTGATCGGCTTCTGCTAGCAAGGTAAAAGTTCCAGCAAATGCAACCTGTTTGCCTGCAACAAATCCAGCAAGATATTCAATGTAACCGCCTGAAGCTTTGTTTGTTATCTCAACAGGTGCGCCGTTCATTGTCATAGTGCCGTCTAACTGTCCAGACACAACAACCTCAGCGCCTGAGGCACCCATTTTTAATACGTAATCGTTTGAACCTGCCATGTGTAAAACCTCTAGTTTGTAATTGTTAAATAATCAATTGATACATCACGCTTAAACCATGACTCGTTTTCTGAGCCGTTGTTTACAGATGATTCTAAAATTAATACAGTCTGCGTATTATACACTGTACTATCGTTATATTGAAACCCGCTTAAAATATCATCTACTATCTGTAGTTGTGTCGTGTCGGATTCACCGCTATTCAGCTTAACAAATACCGTAACCTGAAATATACCGCGCTGCTCTTGAGCTGCGTTTAATTCTTTGCCTGTAGTGTCGCTGGTAGCTGGAATAAAATAAGCTGCTATAAATTTAGTCTTGCCAGTTGGATTAAAATCACTATTTTCATAGCTGATGTCAGCCGATGTTATGCCTGTAATAGTGGCCTCGGTTAACTTTTTTGTTAATGCTTGCCGCGTGTCGTAATAACTCATAATTGCCTTATCTTGCTAGCCATAGATTTTAGTGTCTTTCTAACCCACCCATCAGGCGCAACTTGTTTGCTGAAACCGCCTTTAGTTCTATTACCCTTATTAGGGTTAGGATAACCTCCATACTCTAACGTCTCGATGTACGGCAAGTTATTAGTAAAGAATATTTTTTTGTTTAATACCAAGCCGGGTAACGTATCCGCGCTTGATTGCGACCCATCACCGCTTTTATTACCATCCCTACCTGACAAACCAAAAGGCTGTCCTGTAGTTAGGAACCAATTATTAGCTGCCCTACCTTCATCAACAGGCGTTTGTTTTATCATTGCAGCTAGGCCAGTGAAATAAACAGCCCTTATATCATTATTGGCTTTTATTTTTGTTTGCTTGATAGCCTTATCAACTGCTGTGCGCCCTTTAACTGGCATTCTTATTGCTGCCTACATTGCGAGATATAAACCAACGCTTCTGATGCTGGTATGCGAGCGTCAACAGCCACTACAATGTAATCGGTTAAGCCTTGTCTAATTATGTCATTCTGTGACACTGCAACGTCTGAGTTGCTTACGAGTTGTCTATCACCCGCTTGTATATTTATGTCAGTCAAGAATTTATCATAAGATTTGAATATAGCTTTATATAACAAGGTGGTTGATTCTGTGACCGATGGCGCAAGCGGAGTACCTGTATTGGTTTTAACCACTAGATAAACAGGCTCACTAGTAGGCGATCCTACTTTACTGTGGGCCACTGCTAACTTGCTTTTAATCTTTGCCTGTATGCTTGACGCGCTCATTACACCCTCGTCATTATGTTATTTGATCCGTTGTTTTTTAATAATGGGTCAAGATATGCGTCGGCTCTGTCAGTTCTTACCTGTGTCCAGCCTCCACCACTGAAATATGTTTCAGAATATACGCCGTCAACGCTGAAGCTTGCAAGGTTTTGAACCTCGCCGGTAACTAGTAAACCTGAATCGTTAGCTTGTAACGCTAATTCCATTTGTGCGCTTTTAAGGCTTAAAGGGATTGCATCTGATGCAATATTAAACCCGTTAGCGCATACGCCCCTGCGCGGATACATTAGCGTTTGCTCAGAACTAACCCTAGAACCTTTTAGGGTTTGCTCTTTGCTAAACAGATAATCCATAGCCAATATCAACAACGCCTCCCTGTCCGGCTGTGTGGCCGGTACTGTCATATTCCTGAGACTGGCGTATGTATTAAATTCTGAGTCATTTGCGAAGCTGTTAGCATTAGCCACAACGCTACCGTCTTCAATGATTAATTGTGTACCGATAGCCACAACAATCTTTTCAGAGTTACCAAGTGATTGACTTGTGATGTCAGTGCCGTTAACACTCGCACCATCAAAGTAAGTGACAGTAGCGAATATTTTACCCACTTCTACCGTTGCTGATAGATCTAGGCTTAACTCTGTTGCGCTATCAACTGTTACTTCACTATCAGATAATTGATAAGTTTCAGCGCCAAAAACAACAATTATATTAGTGGCTAGGGTCAAATCAATGCCAGTAAAAACAAAAACAACTTTATTATCTTTGTTCGCTATTACTAAATTTTGTGCCATGTTATCGTTCCTCTATGAGAAAATCAGAATCTAGCTCAAGGGTTACGTTGTCACTATTTGAGTTATTAGCCACTTCGAATAAAAAATAATCATTCGTGTCTAGCGCAATGTTTCTAATGACAGTGATAAATGCAACATCACGACCCCCAACAAAGGCATTGACGGGCCTGATCATTGGTTGAAAATCGATAAATGAACCTGCCGAATCATCCCACTTTTTGATTCTTACTGCTAATTCATTCCCAGAAGTGCCTTCGATTGTGAAGTCTGCCTGAATTTTAAATTCTATAGGACTAGCGCCTATATGCCTTAACTGTCCACTTGCGGGAGAATCAAAGTGTGATAATCCGCTTGGAGTCCATGTTGC